GAATGTATCAGATATGGAGACAAGACTTTCCAAACGTGCTGAATTAGAAAATCTTCGTGAAGATGTTGCTAAATTTAAAAATGATCTTGGCATCGAATCACAAAATTATCTCACGGATTTAATTCACCTAATCTGTAAGTATACATGCTTGTTTAATCAAGATAAATGGATGGATCTAACAATAGATGCCGACAATGATGGAAACACATAACATTGAATAGGCATTCAACATGATGTATACAAATCTTTATCACCAAACATCGTAGATTCGAACGATTTAATACTTGGATTATAATTTTGAATAACGTTTTTCACATGTGAAAGGTCATTGAAAATTACGCCATCGCAGTCTAAAATAGATGCTATTTTATCATCGTCTCTATTATAACTGATTAACTCTAATTCAGTGGGAATATAAATACCGTAATGATTTGAATGAGTAATTTTGGGTGCACCTGAAGCGAAATAAATTGTTTTTGCATATTGTTTCGCAGATTGTACAATATATTTTGATGTATTCCCGCGAACAATAGAATCATCCACAAATAATATGTTTTTATCCTGAATTATATGTGGAATAATGGATAATTTGTTTTGGACACTTTGATAAATAGCCTCTTTATTTACCATTATAAATGTACGTTCTATGTCTTTATTTCGCAAAATAGCGATATGTAAAGGGATACTCAATATACTTGCAACTCCTAACGCGAAAATGAGCCCGGAATTTGGAACAGGAACTATCATCTCTATCTTCGAACAATATTCCTTTTTCAATATTTGCATTGCTAAACATTGTCCCATCTCATATTGGGTCTGATAAACCGATACCTTATTTATAATGGAGTCCCTACGAGAAAAGTATATATATTCAAATAAACAAGGAGAAAGTGGTTTCTGTGTCAGTATATGGAATATGGGAAATGTGTTGGAAATTTTGAATAGCCCAACTGAACCATGTGGAACGTCAAGACATTTCGTAGTTAGTTCACTCATAGCACATGATTCACTTGCTATACAATACATATCTATACCATTATCTATAATACTTCCGTATACAAAAGGTCTGATACCGAACGAATCGCGCAAGGTGACAATACCGTAATTCTCTATCATAAAAATCAATGAATAACTACCCTCTAAGATATTCATCATCTCTTCACAGGTGCTAATGATATATTCATCCAAGATGTTCATATTTATAAAGTCATACTTTTCCAATAATTTAGCAAAGAAGAGTTGTAGAATCATGTGAGAGTCAGATGATGTGGAAAGTAAAACTTTGTGTTTTCGTAGCTCGTCTTGTACCGTGGAAATATTAGTTATATTACCATTATGACAAATACTTATATTAAGTATATTATCAATACGAAAAGGTTGTATACAATCACTCTGGCTACTGCTACTATTATATGTAGCATATCGTAAATGTCCTATTGCCATATTATTATGAAATAGTTTCAAATGATTAGCATTAAATACATCTCTCGTCAATCCTTTTGCTTTTTTAACAACGTTTATTGTAGAGATACCACATGCATCTTGTCCTCTATGTTGCAAATTTAACATACATCTATACATATGATCACCCAAATTTTGATTTTTATTTGAAATGAATCCAAGAATGCCACACATACTATCTATCAAATATTATGTAAAGTATTTTTTAATTATTATATTCATTTTTATAATATACAGAATGTATATATAATGGAAATGGCTATACCTTTGATTGCATTGGGTGGTATGTATCTGTATTCGAATAAAAATATTGAAGACGTTTCAAATGATACGAAAAGTGGAAGTGAAGGGTTTGTCAGTAATGGTAAAACAACGACTGTATCATATGATGAACCACCAGAAAACTTTCCTGTAAGTAATAATGAAGTCTCCACGATTCAAAATTATCCAAACGCGAATCAAGCAACTGATAAATATTTCAGCAAGAATGTCAACACCGATAAGGAGATTAACAAGACAAAATCTACAAAAAAACAACAATATTATTCGATGACCGGTTCCACGATTGATAGTGAGAATTTTAAGCACAATAACATGGTTCCTTATTTTGGGTCGAAAATTCGCGGTCAAAGCAATAATCTTAACGGTAATGAACAAGTCCTTGATTTTATGACTGGTAGTGGCTCACAGCAAATAAATAAAAGCGAACAGGCTCCTCTCTTCAAACCTGAAGAGAATTTGGACTTTGCATATGGAGCACCCAATCAAAGTGATTTTTATCAATCTCGTGTAAATGCGAGTAACAGAATGGCCAATGTAAAGCCGTGGGAAGAAGAGCGAGTAGCACCTGGGCTAAACCAAGGTTTTACTACAGGAGGTGGAAATGGATTCAATTCTGCATTAGATGCACGTGATTTATTTACTCCAAAAAATGTAGACCAATTGCGTGTAGAAACAAACCCAAAACAATCCTATTCGCTTAAGAATCATCAAGGTCCAGCTGTATCCTCAATTAAGAATGTAACAACTGTAGACGCATTAGGAAAATTTGAGAAAAATTTACCAGATACGTACTATGAAAATACATTACATGATATGAAGAGTGGTAAAGGTATGGGTTTTACAACTACGGGACTCGAACAGCGTCCTACTGCAAGAGGTTCGCATGTTGATTTCAATAGTCATCGTGGAACTCAAGAACATATGTATGAGGGAATTAGTACTGCCAACAACAAAGAAACGTACGCCCCAACTGTATATGAGCCATCTCGTCGTTGCGAACCACAAACTACACAGCTTATGAACTTGAGTAAGATTGGTAGTCAGGATGCTACTTCAAATGATTACGGAAGAAACAACGCATATACCTCATCTAAGAATAATCGTTCGTGCACACCATCTTATGATAGTTATGGAGGAATCAAGGGTGCCATCGGTGCAGTAATATCTCCGATAATGGATATCCTACGACCTTCTCGTAAAGAAGAAATTCTTGGAAATGTTTGCGGTAATGCCCATACATTTGGTGAAGCGACTGCACCAGTAGCATCAATGTATTTCAAGAACCCTTATGATAAATTACAAGTGACAAATCGTGAAATGGATAGTTCATCTCTTGGACACATGAATGTGCAAAATCAACATATGGCCAGTTTGAATATAGCAGAACATCAACTTCCGGGACAACAACGTGAAAGCACACAATGCGATTACACTGGGATTGGAGGTGGTTCTGGAGCAAATGTAGGACAGCGTTCATATGGAGCAGAATATAATCAAATCAATAATGGAATCAAGAACCAAACTATTATAAACAGAACAAATGCAGGAAATACCCAGATTCACAATCCTCATGTAAATGTCTCCGTGGCAAAACGTGAAGAAGATATATTGAATAACCGTGGATGGGCACCAGCAAGTTCAGCTGTATACTTGCCACCATCACAACAAACATACGGACATCTTGATATGCCTCAACAGACGACCAATGATGACAGTCGTATGGATGATTCATTACTTGAAGCATTCAAATCAAACCCCTATACCCAATCATTGAAGTCCATTGCGTAAACCGTGCGATACGCACCCATTCAATTAATATAAATGAATTAAAATAATGAATTTATATTATGATATACCTCTAATGACACAGTATCATAAAGATATATACAAGCGTCTTGAACATTTCCACAAAGAAAACAAAATACCCAATATTATTTTCCACGGGGATCATGGTGTTGGAAAAACAACAATTGTAGATACTTTCATCCAGAAACTGTACAATAACAATAAAGATAATATACGACTGTATGTGATGAATGTAAATTGTTCAAGTGGAAAAGGGATTAAATTCATTCGCGATGAATTGAAGTTGTTCGCGAAAACCAACATTGCAAGCAACATGGGAGTAGACTTCAAGAGCATTGTTTTAAAGAATGCAGAATTCTTAACGATGGATGCTCAATCCGCACTTCGTAGATGTATTGAGTTGTTCAGCCATTCAACCAGGTTTTTCATTATCGTTGAAAATAAATATAAATTATTAAAACCTATATTATCCCGATTATGTGACATATACGTGCCATCGCCAAATATTCGTAATAAATCAGTAAATTTATATATACATGCCAAAAACAAAAAGTCTCCTTTAAAGGACTACGTATCAAGACGAAATACAACTATTATGAAGTGTATTAAGAAGATGCAAACAAATAATGAGATTTCACTAATACAATTACTGTCTGTTAGTGAAGACCTTTATCAGAAGGGTATAAGTTGCCTTGATATTCAAGACATCATTGTCAACGATATGTTTACATTCTCTACTCCTTTGTGTAAATATGAAACGTTAATGTACTTTCAAAAAATACGCTCTGATTTTCGGTGCGAGAAATTACTGATATTTATCATGTTGAAATTCATTCTTTTACGTAAGAATTGCTCTTTAGAAAATATTTATCATATTTAAGATGGATGATTTTACAACGTCGTCATTACAAGAATCAAAGAATGAGTGGTGTGCAAGATTGATCAATATACTGACACCCTTGATTGTCGAAGGTTTTCAATCTATATTTCAAGAGTCCTGGAAGTTATGTCACGACAATGATGAGTTGGATAAATATTTGATGACATTTCAAAATCTCATCACTCGTGTGCCGAAATGGAATACTGCTATTATTGATAATGAGTGTAAGCGTATTATGGAACGAAGTGGCTGTACATATTTAGAAGATTTGATATCATGTGTACATGTGATTCAATTGAAAGTGCTCACTTGTATTCGTGTAGGACAAACTCAAAAGAAGGTTGATATTGATATTCCTAAACTAGAGTCATTCATTCATAATTGTTATATTCACTGTGCTCGTAAAATCTATACAAACGTATATTTGTATGACATGAACGCATCACCGCTGCAACAACAAAAACACAAACGAGAATTGGAAGTCATTGTTCAAGAGTGTGTTTTGTTGGCAATACGTGATAGTTTACCGATTGAACATATTCTTAGAACGTATATGGATGAAACCCTTGAAGAAGATGTTACTGAATTGGTAGAAGAAGAGAAGTTTGATGTTCCTGTTGAAGAGAAAGAACTTGACCTGGAAGTAGAGGAACTGAATAAAGCGAAAAAGGACGATGGGTTAAATCTAGGAGAACTTGAAGATATAAATACAACAACAAACAATGACCCAGTCCAAGAAGCATCGTCAACTGTAAATGTTGCACCTCCTCTCACAGCTATCATTCCAGCTCCAACGAAATCAGAAGTAGACACTATCGAACAAACTCCTCTGAATAAACCAGCAATACGATTTGAGCCTTATGTAAGTGATGAAAATATGGATTATGACATGAATGCTCCAATTCACAAAATACAGATTGGAAATGATGATGCAGCATTAAGCGATTTAGACATTCATGATGTGTCTCCCAAGTTATCAATTGAACCAGATGTTATTTTAGATGACATTGAATTATTGAATTAATGCGTAATAGACTCCAAATAGTTTCAATATAATATTTTATATGGAAAATTTGTTTATGATTTCATGTGTGGTCGCAATAATTTACATCATTCTGAAATATATTGAGATGAAGGTAATTGATAAAAAAATAAAACCTTTCAAAAACGTAATTCGTGATGGGCTTGTTGTATTTTTCAGCACTCTTATTGGTTCATTTACTTTGGAGCAAATACAAGATTTAACAGCAGAAAATCTGAAAAACAGTGCGAATGCATCATCTAATGTTTTTACAGGTTCACCAGACTTCTAAAGAAAAACATATTATATCAATAGTAAGTTATGATATGTTTATTATAGTTTTTATTGGCAAGTAGCATTATTTATTTAACGCTTCTTATTCTTCTTTGCCTTCTTCGACTTGTTCTTACGGGTGCCCTTCTTGGCACCACCCTTCTTAGCAGTCTTCTTGTTAGACTTTCTGGCATGCTTCTTGTTACCAACACGACGTGTCTTGCGTCCTCCAATCTTGGGAAGTAGAGTTCCAAACATTATATACTATTGAAATATTTTATTTTAATTACGCATAAATGCTAAATATATGAGTTTAAATTCATAATATTCGAAACATCTGGTTTCTGAATCAAGAAGGTGTTAAATAGATTTCGTTCTAATTGTTCATGGGGCGTATGTTGATGCACTGTCCTAGATATCATCTTGTATAATTTGAAATTAGGATATCGTTCACGCCCATTTCGCATGTATAATATATTTTTTCCTTTATCATCCATACACCATTCTACAATGAGCTTTGCGATGGGATTAGATTTACATATATCTTCTAAATTATCCATGTCATCTATGAAATAATCAAATAGTGAACATCCTAAACGAGATAGATCAAAACTATTATTTGGTTCAAGGCGTGGTTTATCTTCGTTGAAATAAGGTTCACAATTGTATTGAGAATGGGCATCTTCTCCTTTCGAATAGCAATCACTACAGAAATCTTTACCTTGATACTTGTAAATGCCTCTACCAAAGTCAATGATGTGTAGTACTTTATTATAGGTAGGAACCTTGTAGTAGCGACTCTTATAACAATAATATAAATATTCTTCTTTTGTTTCTGACACCATGATGTTATTTGTATGTAGGTCATTATGAGTGAAACGGTAGACATCCTGATACACAATGAGAGTCATTATGATTTGCATTAAGAATGCTGACCATTGTTCATGCGATACTTCGTTCGTTTCAATATAAGAATCAAATGTACAATCAAAATTTTCCATGACAATTAATTGAGTAGGAAAATCCCTTATCTTGATACAAATATAATCTTCTTCGTCTGTTGTTATTGTATCCGAGTCATTCGTTCCATAAGTACAATCAGTATCAACTGTGGAGTATTCGTGCGAATTATCGCTATTGGACGTTTCGTCATCGTCATCGTCATCGTCATCGTCGTCATCAGTGAATTCTTCTTCAGAGTCATCACTTGTATCATCATCGTCGTCATCGTGAAGAGCAAAAAATGAACTTTCTTTATTTACATCTAATTCAAATGCGAAGTTTTCTATTTGCTTTAGTTCGCAAATCTTAACACTTTCATCATTTGCTTCAATGTCTTCGAATATAGTATCAAAGTTTTTATGTTCATCACATGTGTTTACGTCCAGTGAATTATCCTTGATGTCATCAGAAATGATGATTCTGCTTTTATTTTTACAACTGTTCTTTCCGGGTATAATTGTACAGTCTTGAAATTCAAAAAGTTTATCAAGATTTCGATGAAAATAATCGGATTTTGTGATGAATTCAATATCATCTGCCATATTATAGAGATAATCAGTTTGAATTCCTGTGAATGTTCCATAGAAATGTATACCATGTACAAACCCCTTCAATTTCAATTGTGAAGATAAGTAAGTGAAAAATGCATCAATATAAGCACAATTATTAGGATCATCTAATTTAGGATGACTTGCTTGTCTCTTATGATGAGGAAGAATAAAGGATTTTGTATTTATATCATCATATGAACCTGTCAAATACTTGATTGGGTCCAATAAAGGAGAAAATTTAATATATACATCACTTGTCCTTCTTCTTTCTGAAGTTTGTAATGAAACCTTAAAAATATTTGGGTTGACATCACTTCTCTCTAATACTTCACTTAATGAGAACCTTAATTGTAAATTAATATTATCGGCATTTGTTTCATTCAATGCGAAAAACTTCTCGTATAGAGGTGTGTAATTTTGTACTACACTCAGATTCGCTAACGATTTATCTAACAATTGTGTAAATAAGAGAGCATTCTTATTTTTTGCATAATATAATGCATTTTCGACATTATGTGTTTCACCTTGTGCCATTTCAAATTCAATATATAATGGATTCATTACTTTGTTGACATTTAAACTTAATTTTTCCTGCGTTCATCTTTTTAAAAAAGAACCTTTGTGTTTAATAGTATGACATTAGAACTAAAGAAATTTGATATGAAGAATATTAGTTTCAAGCCGAATGAAAACAAAGGACCTGTTATCGTATTAATAGGCAGACGTGATACTGGTAAAAGTTTTCTTGTACGTGACCTCCTGTACTATCATCAAGATATTCCTATAGGTACTGTAATTTCTGGAACAGAAGAGGGAAATGGATTTTATGCGACACATGTTCCTAAATTATTCATACATGATGAATATAATAGTGCTATCATTGAAAACATAATGAAGCGACAACGGGGTGTATTAAAGCAAATGAAGAAAGAAATACTAGCATATCGTAGAAGTAATATTGACCCACGCACCTTCCTTATTTTAGATGATTGTTTATACGATAACTCCTGGACAAAAGATAAGATGATGAGACTACTCTTCATGAATGGACGACATTGGAAAATTATGATGATAATAACTATGCAATATCCATTGGGTATTCCTCCTAATTTACGTACGAATGTGGATTTCGTTTTCATTCTACGCGAACCATATATGACGAATCGAAAACGTATTTATGAAAATTATGCAGGCATGTTTCCTACATTTGAATCGTTTTGCCAAGTGATGGATCAATGCACTGAAAATTTTGAATGTCTTGTCATTAACAATAATGCAAAATCTAATAAATTACAAGACCAGATTTTTTGGTATAAAGCCGATGCACATAAGGACTTCAGACTAGGGTCCAAGGAGTTTTGGGAGATTTCAAAAAATATGGGTTCAGATGATGAAGATGAAGCATATGACCCAAATGCATCTCGCAAACGTGCAAGTGGTCCCAAGATAAGCGTGAAAAAATCAAAATGGTGAAGACTAGGGTCGGATAATGTCATAATTTTCGTACCATTTAACAAAAAAATTGAAAACTTAATACATTATACTCCTTATCACATTAATAGCAACAATAGCAATAACAAAAGGAGATGGAGATATCATATGGGGTACAATACCGTCGTATGAGCTACACCACAGAGAAAAACACATGTCTTCACTGTGTGAAACAAAAAATAACGAGAAAGGAAGAATGTGCCATGTGCCATGGAAATGTTTGTTATAATACGGAATGTCGTTTACATTTTGACTTCTTTACAGGCAAACATCTTTGTTGGACGTGTGTACGTAAAATAGACCGTCGTATATAATTATTCATTACACGTATAAAAATTAAAAAAAGCCTTTTCCCTTTTTTTAATTTTTTACACGAATATATATAAAAATTGAAAGTAGGTTATACAAATATAAGCATATAACAACAATAATATAATGGACCTTACCCAACGAAAACTAACACGTGAAGAGTGGAATTCTGTGGAACTTCCGATATCAAATGACGAAAAGAAAGTAATCGACTTGATTAAGAAGGGGTTTCATAATACATCCATTTTGTATAATGACACATACACTATTCTGTCTTACTTAAAATTGCAGTCGAATGATACAATCGATGGATATATATTCCATCGTTATTTTCAAGACACTGTTCAAAAACAAATAGAAAAACATTCCCTTCCTTATGAAATCACAAAAACAAAGGCTAAGACCGTTATTAAGAAAGTAGATAGTATAAGAATAGAACAAAACACAGACGAACAGCTTCAAACGATGAAGGACAGAATATATGAGTTCTTGTTATTGACAATGATATCGAAAATGTTTAAATACCACAAAAATCAAAACAATCGTTGGATATATTACTATTACACAATACGGAATTTTCGCAATTTGAATGTCAGTTGTCCAAACAAAAAATTACTTGATTATGTAAATTTTATTGTCTCTCATTTTGAAACCGATCTCTCTATTGAAAACATCATACGCAGGTCAGCTGATTATATTGAGCGTAATGAATTCCTTACCAAATTTAGTGATATGAAACTATATCAACACCAGAAAGATATATACGAAGTCTTTTCAAATCCGAACCCAAACGGAAATCTTGTCTTGTATATTGCACCAACTGCAACAGGTAAAACTTTAACCCCGATAGGGCTTTCTGAAAAATACAAAGTCATATTTGTTTGTGCAGCGAGACACGTAGGTATTAGTCTTTCGAAATATGCCATTAGTGCCCAAAAAAAGATTGCATTTGGATTTGGATGTAGCTCTACTGAAGATATTCGTTTGCATTATTTTGCAGCAAAAGAGTATACAAAGGATTGGCGTTCTGGAGGAATTCGTAAAGTAGACAATACAATTGGCGACAAAGTTGAGATATTGATATGTGATATCAAATCATACATCTATGCAATGTATTACATGATGGCCTTTAATCCCAAGGAAAATATTATTACTTATTGGGACGAACCAACTATCACAATGGATTACAACGACCACTCGTGTCATGAAGTGATTCATCAAAATTGGAAAGAAAATGTCATACCTAATTTAGTGTTATCATCTGCTACTCTTCCGAAACAAAGCGAATTAATGGATACGATACATGATTTTCGAGATAAATTTCCAGGATGCAATATTCATTCTATCGATAGCTACGATTGTAAAAAAACGATACCCATCATTAATAAGAGTGGTTATGCCGAACTACCTCATTACTTGTTTTCAGAATATAGAATGATCATGAGTTGTGTTGAACATTGCGAATCATATCTTACATTGCTTCGGTATTTTGATCTTGAAGAAATTTCAAAATTTGTATTATACATTAATGAAAACAAATTACTGAATGATGATACTCTATACATCAATAATCATTTCCGAGGAATCGATGATATATCCATGACAAAGATAAAATTATATTACTTGGAGATATTGAATAATATCGATATGGATAACTGGTCTGATATATATAATCACTTTCAAGAAGAAAGAAAAGTTAGAATAGCACCGAATCAAAAGGAAATTGATATGCCTATCACAAAGTCCCATAGCGATAGTCATGTTGAAATGTCAAATATGAGAAAAGGTGGACCATTACGTAAATCCCAGAGTGTGCAAATTGTTCCGACGAAACGTATTGACAAGTACATAAAGGGGCAAACAGGCATTTTCATTACAACGCGTGATGCATATACACTAACGGATGGTCCCACGATTTACTTGGCTGATGATGTCGATAAAATTGCTAAATTCTACCTACAACAATCACATATTCCTTCGTCTATACTACAAACTATCATGGAATCAATTACTTTCAATAACATGTTAAACAATAAAATTTCCAAATTAGAAAAAGACATTGAAGATGTAGTCGCTAAGGAAGAAGGAAAAGAGAAAAAAATTAGCGACGGTCGTTTTGATGATGCTACCCGTAAAAAGATTAAAGAAGCCGAACGTCTGAGAGGGCTGATAAAAACTGTTTCACTGAACGACGTGTACGTTCCAAATAAATTACAACATATCGAAAAATGGACGCATAGTGATACGTTAATCGCTCCACCATTCACATCTGATTTATGCGACTCGGATGTTGAACGAATTATGCGAATATCTGATATCGAAGATATTTGGAAAGTATTGCTTCTAATGGGTATTGGATTATTCTCACAAAACAGAAGTATTGTTTATACTGAATTAGTGAAAGAATTTGCAGACGCACAAAAACTTTATATGATAATAGCGAATGGAGACTACATTTACGGGACAAACTATCAATTCTGCCATGGGTTCATAGGAAAAGATTTACAAAACATGACACAAGAAAAAGCCATACAAGCTATGGGGCGTATCGGCAGAAACAAATTGCAACAAACATATAGTGTTCGTTATCGCGACGATAACCTCATCCGAAAACTTTATCAAAAATATGACAATAAGCCTGAAGTGGTCAATATGAATAGGTTGTTTAGCAGCCACGAATAATGAATAGATTGGGCTATTCGTAAATGAATTCAGATATTATCAGGATTGTTGCTGAGACAGTAATTATTTTTTACTCGTCCTCTTCATCTTTTCCTTCAACATTATGGATAGATGTAATACTCGTATATATATTCAACGAACGAGCACTTGCATCTTTTGCATCTACGAATCTGGGCATCCAATAGGATGGTATCACCGAACCGCACCCAGAATAATCTAAATCAAACAAATATTTGTAATAGGCTTGTTCTTGTGTAAGACGAGTTCGTCCATGTTCAGAAAAATGATATTTTGGCAAATCGTATCTACTTATTCCTGATGATGAATTTTCTGTGAGTAATTCTCCAACTTTCTCCTGTATGATCTCGTACCATGAACGCAATTTGACACTAACCCCGTCACTAAATGCCTCTTTTGTGCGATATAATACTTCTCGAGGAAGTAACGGCCTGTGGTCAGATTTTTTTGTGGTATAATCAATGAACTCGAAATCACAATCAAATGCTTTTCTGACAAGATATTTCTCTTGTTGTTGCATTCCTGGATGGTAGCGGATATCCATGTGAATAGACATATAATACTGAACCCAATCACGGTCTAAGAAAGGTGTCCTTGCTTCAAGTCCATTCGAAGATATTGTGCGATCTGAACGAAGAACATCGTAATAATGGATATTAGCCATCAATCGTCTACACTCTTTATCAAAATCAATAGCATCGCGTGCATGGTAAAAATATAAATATCCTCCCATTAATTCGTCGGCTCCATCACCATTAAACACTACTTTTGCTTCGCTGTTTTCTTGTATATATTTACAAACCAAGTAATTACCAACACTTGCACGAACAGTCGTTGTATCATAGGATTCAAGAACTTTAATTACTTCGGGAATTGCGTCGAAAAATGACTGTTCTGAAACAATAATTTCACGATGGATTGATCCAATGTATGTAGCTACTTTTGACGCATATTCAATATCGGGCGACCCAGCAAGTCCTATACTATATGTTTCAATCGGCTTACCGGAATACATCATAGAATATCTGTTTACAAGAGCAGCAATTAAAGAACTATCAAGTCCACCCGATAATAGACATGCAATTGGTCGCTCTGTAGTATGCACACGCTTATAAACTGCTTGACACAATTTGGTGCGTATGGTTTCAAAAATACCTGACATACATACAGTCGTCATATTTGTAGAGAATGGCAAAGTTGTATACCGAATACACTCTGAGTCGCAAAACCACTGCTCGTTTTGATGAAGAAATGACGAATATGTTCCAGGTCTATGTTGATGTAAATATCTTCTTGGACAATCATTGATATCACAAAGCATCTTTAGTTCAGATGCAAATCCGATTAAATTACTACTCTTCCTATGTGATTTTCTATTATCATGTAATATGAATAATGGTCGCACACCATAAGGGTCGCGTGCAACAAAAATTATGGGCTCGAATGGCTTACGCATATCCAATAACACAAAAGAAAACACTCCATCTAATATCTGAAGCGTGTATTCTATTCCATATTTCATATATACATGAATAATGACTTCACAATCTGACTTTGTCACGGGTTCAATATCCAAGTACGAATATAATTCTTTATAGTTATAAATTTCACCATTACAGATTATGTAAATATTGTCATACGCGATAGGCTGACTTGAACTATTTGATAAACCATTGATAGCTAAACGATGGAAACCAAATGTTACTCTATTTGGTAGAGGAATAAGATCGGTGGTCATTTCTGGTCCTCTACTTATGCCCTTCATGAAACTATTATGCACTTCACCTGCATCCATATTCATGTCATCATAATAGTTCAGTAATGCAAAAATTCCACACATTCGTTTATATTTAGTCTTCACAAAGCTTTAAGTGTTTCAAATGGAGAATCTATCTTTAATAGATTTAAATAGAACGCGATGAGTAATATATCAGTAAAATGAACGATAGTGGAGAAGGTAAGTCAAGAAACTCATCTGATACATTGTTCATTGAACGGTCTGCATTACATCGCATAGTGAAAGATATAAAAATATTGAAAAAATCAAATCTAGAACACGAAGGAATTTACTATCGCCACGATGAAGAAAATATTTTGAAAGGGTATGCAATGATTATTGGTCCATCTGATACACCTTATGCATACGGCTTTTATTTTTTTGAGGTGAACTTTCCAACAAATTACCCACATAGTCCACCAAGAATGATATTTCACACCAAATCAGGAAACATCCGTTACAATCCAAATTTCTATCGTTCAGGTAAAGTATGTTTATCTGTATTAAACACATGGCGTGGCGAACAATGGACGTCATGTCAAACATTATCTACTGTTCTTCTTACATTACTTACAGTATTCAATAAGTCTCCACTCCTAAATGAACCAGGTATCACTTCTACGCATTTTGACCTTGATAAGTATAATCGTATTTTGAGGTATACCAATCTTGAACATTCTATATTAACACAATTGAGAGACGTCCCGCGCGGATTTTCAATGTTCCAGGAAGATATGCGTCTACATATTCAGAAAAATTATCAAGATATCATATTAGAACTTGAATCTATCAAAAAGGAGTTCGATACATACAACATTAAGAAAGATTCGACACTCAGCACAACTACATATCGTATGTTTATCAATGTAGACCTTGATAGAGTTGAAGAAGAACTACAAGGATTAAAATATAAATTCCATGAGAAATAAATTAAAAATTGAAATAAAAGATATATGAGTACTATATAATATTACTATCATGCATTTTTGCTCCGTATGTGATAATATGTATTATATTAAGATCAACGAAGGAACCGGAGATACTCTGAAATATTACTGTAGGAATTGTGGACACGAGGATACGGATATTACTGAGGACAATATATGTGTATCAAGAACACAATTGAAACAGACACAACAAAAATTTGATAATATCATCAATAAATACACTAAATTTGATACACGATTACCACATGTTTATAATGTACTTTGTCCGAATGAAAACTGTGCTACAAATAAGAAATCTTCTAACGACACCGACGTTAAAACCCAGAAAGTGAATAATGATGTCATTTATTTACGATATGATAATGCTGATATGAAGTATGTTTATATGTGTACACATTGTGATACTCTATGGAATACAGACGGTCATTAATATGATTTACTTACTTTCTATATTTTTTTATTGTTTAAAAAATTGAATACAAATGAATTAAACAATATATAGTATTAATAAGGAGATGGACGAACAACAAATAGTTGATGTTAATTTAGCACCGGAAATCGCAGATGAACCCAATGAAGTTTCAAGTGTTGCTTCTGTAGACATTGACGACGACGAGATAAGTATCGAAGATGATATTATGAATATTGATGATTTAACTTATCCCGATGAAGGGTTTGATGAGGTTGAAAACGAAAGTATAGCATCATCAAACTACAATACCGACGTAGAAAACCCTGAAGTACAGAGTGGTGGCGAACAATCCGGTATGAACACAGAGGACGATGAAGAAAGCGACGATGATGACAATTATTTACAAAAATTCGATAAAGAAAATAAAGAAAAGTATATACTTGAGAATCATGATGAATGTGTTCGTCATAATTATTCTGAAATCAGTACAATGTCGTCAGTTGTGAGAAATAAACAAAATATCATTATTGACCCGTTTCACAAGACGATACCTATTTTAACAAAGTATGAGCGTGCAAGAATACTTGGTCAAAGAGCTAAACAAATCAATAGTGGTGCATCTATATTTGTAAACATGGATGACAGTGATGACATGTATGATGGCTATCTGATCGCACAAAGAGAATTACTTGAAAAAAAAATACCATTCATTATTCGTCGACCATTACCCGGCGGTGGTAGCGAATATTGGAAGTTGAAAGATTTAGAAATCATTAATGATTAAATATTGAATATTAAATTTTAGCATTTCCAACGATTGCCACAATTTATACACGTCACAAATGTAGTCATTGGTTCATCAGCTGACCTTGTTTGCATCTGGTAATACGTGCATTCGTTCGACTTACATTTTCTACATGTGAATGTATCGGTTGCTGCTACCATACGCGTTTCGTAAAGACTTTTATCTCGTTTCATTTTCATTTCTATATGTTCTTTCCAGTTATCAGGGTCCATTTCCTGGTGATTCATAAAAGCAAACACCTCTGGTTGAATATGCTTCTCTACTAATTGGGTGGAAAGCTTGTTGCTTTTGAGGTTTTCAAATACACTTTTTAGACGATCTAAATATAATTGTACAAAGTATGGGTTATCCCATTTTTTTACAATTTTCAGTTGTATTGCTTCTTTATGACAGTAATTGAATATCCCTATCTCAATGTTTCTACTCAGCTTACTGGATTCATCTAATTTCAATAGCGTACTAAATCTTGACCGTATATTTTGGCGAAATGTGTCAGGCTTGTTAATGACTCGCATTATAATTCTTACATATGTAGGAAGTATAATTCTAAATCAATTTTTATATTTAATTCATCGCATTATGAATCTACGATATCTAATGCATAACTAATACGCATAGTTGTGTTCTTACATTTTCTTCGGCTTGAACTGGAACGATGTCCTTCCCTTTTTCGTGTAGATGTCATTTTCCAACGCATGTTGGTTGTATTCACGAACGAACCTCTGTTTCTC